TTTTAACCCTAGAATTAATATTTTGATTTGTTAAACTAAAAGCCGCTTCCATTTCCAAAACATAAGCAAATTTTTTGTCGGCATCCGTCTTTGAGTACACTTCAGTCGCTTTAGCACGAAAACCTATTTCTTCGGTATTTTGATCGATAGATGTTTGCATTTTTTTTGTTACTGTATCAAAATCACTTTTGGCAATCTTATCTGCCACTAAATCCACCAGTTCTTTATAGTTGGTAATGTCTTTTGGGTTTGGCATGTATACAGATGGTTCTTTTCCTTGCTGCAGCTGTGGTTTTGACACCCAAATTGCGCCATTTCGTCTAACCCAGATTTCCGATTTTAAACCTGTAAATCCAGTAGCAGGAGCCTTTGCAGTTACACTTACGAGGGCCCATGATCCGTTTATTAATGAATCTTTAATCTCTGCTTGTACAGAACTTACTTGTGTTGCACCATTAAAAAATCCAATTTTAATAACTGCACCATTATTTATAGTGTTTTTATCTGCAGTGTAAACCCAAGTCGAGTATACATAGTCGCCACTATCTAAAGGTATACCGACAAGCTGTGAAATACCTGTGTAGTTATCAGAGCTTAATCCATCTGCATTGATACGTACTGCATTATAACCCTCACACTTTCTATCTGTAACAACATCGACTGTTGCTCCAGTCACCACACCTTGTTTTGTCCACTTAGTCAAACTAGGAGTCTCATTTATTACAATACCGTTAGCATCTACTTTTTTATCTTTAAATTCCGTGTTGAATAATATGTTCGGACCTCCAAGCCCTCCCACGTAAGCCTTCATTTGTTTCTCTGTGATTGTAGATTTTAACGAGTCTTTAGTTTGTTCTAGTTCATTTGTATTTTGTTGAATGAGCTTTCCGTGCTCTGTTTGTTTTTCCGTTAAAGCTGTAATGGTTTGAGAATTCGAAGTCGAGGTTTGTTCAACACGATTCAATGCTGATTGCATTTCACCTTGTTTTTTTTGAACTGTTGATACATCTGAATTTACACCATCTACGCTTTTCTCAATATCTGTTGTTTTCTGGGTGAACTCCTCAGTTGTCACTTGATCTTCAGGAGCAGGCCGCCATTCCTGTGGCTTATTCCCTATTTCAATTTGAAAATTAGATACGATAATTTTTGCTCCGGTTGTGAAATTATCCAATCTCATATTTACAGCCTTAAAAGCACTACCACTAATCGTGATTACACCCATATATTTTCCGCTTAAGTTTTGAGGAGAAAATGTAATTTTGGACACAATAAGGGGATAAGGATTACTCCCTTGCATATACATGGTACCCGATGGTGTCGTTGTACCCTCAACTTTCCAATCAAAAGAAACACAAATTTCCTTATTTAGAATCGAACTAGAATCTCCACCTACAAAATTATAAATATTTACCGTTTGATTCGCTGTATTATTACCAATTAGACTAGCTGGGATTGATGTGCCAAGAACAACATTTCGTCCACCTATTTTAGTATTATTTACTTTTGTTTCTACACTTTTTAACTTCTCACTTGTCTTACCTGCTTCTTCTTTGATCTCGGTTGTTATCTTGGTGAAAACATTACCATCTGCAATATCTTCAGGAGCAGGCCGCCAAGAATATTCCTTGTTGCCTATAGTCAATTGTGGTGAACTTTGCTGATACCAACAACCAGCAGGAGGATTTGCGTCAGGTTCTATACGAAAATGACTCTCGTTATCCGTACCCGTTGATGCCATCATGCCTGCTGTCACTATGAACGAAACACTTACACGTTGCCATTGATTAGTAGATTTATTTGGACGGAGTCCGGTAGCACCGGCTGCAAAATAGAAAGTTTGTTGTAAATCTTGGCCATCCGGTAAACCTTTTACGCGAGTATAAATTGCATAGGTTACTTTATCTCCTACTTTTACAACTTTTCGATCTACTAAATCTTTGAAGTTATAAGCTAAAGCAGTCCATGATGATTGGGTTTCTATAACAGCATTACCTTGAAAAACATCTTTCGAAATTTTAACTTTATCCGCTGATTTAAGCCACCAACGATTGTCTGCTTGAGCAAAGGTCAAAGCGCCATCAAAAGATTTAGAACCGATTAACAAGTTTCTTACATCGTCATTAATGTTTGCTACACTTTCTTTAACTTCTGAAATAACTTTCTTATTTCCGTCCACATCACTTACTAAGTTGTTGACTTTGTATATCGTCTCAGAACCAGTTTTCGTTAATGTTTCAATAGACACCTTAAATTTCTCAGAATCCTGTTCAACCTGGGTAACTTTTTTATTAATTTCGCCTTGATCTCTTTGTACATCAGTTATAGTTCTTGAAACTTTTTGTAGATTTTCTGTTACTTGATTGAATTGACCAGTGGCTGCTTCTTGTGCTTCTTCCACTTTCTTATTTAATTCTTCTTTTGTGAGTTGAATATCCTTATTAACCTGTTGAATCGTGTCTTGTTTTATTGTTTCTACGTCGGGAACAACCGACTCCCAAGCTGTACCTGTCCATATTTTTAAAATACCAGGTTTACCGTTGCTGATATCGCGCCAAAGCGTTTTGTTTGGTTTAAGATCAGTGGTTGGTGGTTCCTTACCTTCTATGATATTAACCATATTCGTTTCGATATTTTCTTTTAATTTTTCAGAGATGTCTTTTGCTGATTTTGAATCTTTAACAGCTTGTTCAGATTCTTTTTTTGCTTGTTTAGCCAACTCATCAAGCTGCTTTACTAATTCGTTATTAGCTTTTCCGTCTAACCAAGCACGCAGTTTGTTATATAGTTTTCGTGATTCCTCATTCGGATCTATAATTTCTCGATAGTCACCAAATACGTATTTATCTTTTGATGGATCTTTAAAAGATTCATCTCCGGCAATAACACGAGCTTCTAAATATAATTTAGGTGTAAATCCTTCATCTTTTATATGAACTGTATCACCTTCATTGACTTGCTCATGCTCTAGTCCGTATATACGCCCTATAGATTGCGCTTCTACCTCATAAGATACAAATGTTTTTTCACGTTTTTTCATTTCTATTTTCATAAGCGTCATGAGACGTTCCGGCGTCATATCTTCTCGCTCTGTTTCAGGAGAATAGAATCCAAACTTATGCTTCCCTTTGGAATTCCACCGTTGGAAAGCAGCTTCATCTATGATGTAGGGCAAACCTTTGTTTATGCTCTCTACAGTAATTATAGAATCGCCTTCACCGTGCACAAACCCAATCAATGCAGTACATATGTTCCTTGAATGTTCAATCCGTTTTATACCAACTAAATCTTTTGCAAGTTCTATTTCCTTCCCTGAATCGTCTCCGCGTCGCTTTATCATATCGACATACCAACCGACAATTTGAGAACCTACAATTTCTACACGATATTCAATTTCTAAATTAAATAAAGCTGCAATTTTCTTTAAACATTCTAATGGATTAATAAACTCCTCAATTGTGAGAGTGTGGAATCCGGAGTATTCTGTTTTTCCGCGCTTCCACTTCATTCCTAAAAGAGCTATATCCATCATTTTATCTACAGTTTCACTTTCGATTCGCTGCGGTTTTATAAATCCTTCCTGCGCGATTTGGACCCAAGCTCCAGAAGCACTTATTTTTAGCGATCTGTCTTTCGAATCTTTTTCTGCCTCATTATTAATCACATAAGGAACCATTCGGCCATTACGGACTTCTTTAATGATTAAATTCTGCTGTTGTAAAGCAATGGCTTCTTCAGTCCCGTCAAAAACTTTGAATTCTAGTATATCTACATTGTTTTTTAGTTCCCAATGACGGTTGTCTTCCCAATAATTTTCAGGTTGTAAAACAGAAATAATCTCGTCTGTTTGATAATCAACGATGTGTAATTCTCCACTAGGTGTCCTCATTTATATCTCTCCCTAAATGATATATTCGCGTTCACATCGGGAGGCATTATTTCGAATCTATTTTCTCCTGGAATTACTTTTGGGAATGAACTAAACATATCTTTAAATTTAGCAGCACTTGCACCGTTTATAGTTACATGGCCACGAGCAGTATCGATAACGATTTTATCTCCTGTATCAAAAATATATGGCTTGGAATTTTTAGGTACATTGTTCACTTTCCATATTTTCAAATCGTCTATTTGCATTGTATAAACAGGAGTGTTTCTATCCCATCGGCAAATTGCAATCATAACTTGTGCAACTTTACGGCCTGTCATTGGGTTTCCTACTTCATCGATCCAACGCTCAACAAGTGAGGCATCATCAATTTCAGTACCATCTCTGAAACGCGCCACATATACAGACCATTCTTTCCCACGTCTAGCAATACGAAGTCGGCCATAAAATTGATTAAATGTATTAGGATGCGCACCGCTAGTCTCGACTAATAAGCGTCTACTTCCAGGTACTGCATTATCACCAATCGTCATATGCGCCTTTGTAATTTCAGCATACCAATATAAATCGCTCATATTAATTTGTGCTACCATATTACCTGTTTCATCGAGAAGAATGATTTCCACGCGCCCCATTTGATCTGCATTTCTAGATTGTAAATGTACCCAAGCTTCTAATTCAAAATCTTGTATTGGACCGCCGGGGATATTTTTTTTGGCAAGGCCACCATGAAAACCTGCTGTTCCTTCTGGCCCATAATACGGACAGTAAATTCCTGTTCCATCTTTTACTTTAAGTTCTCCTGTGCCTTTCATGTCGTCAAACATTCCGGTAATAGGAGTCCATCCAATAGTAGTAGACATATCATCCCACATTACACGTTCCCGCTCTTGTACGGGCTTTTCTTCGATTGTTTGAGGGTAACCAATTTGGAAATAGTTACGATCATTAGGATATTCACCATACCATACAGATAAAAAAGTACTTGGTTTGGAAGCTACAATTTCAATTAAAGGTGGAGTTTCCTCGCTCCCTTTGTTCGTAAAATTTGAAATGATTGCTGCAGTTGCATCTCGACTGAAAGGAAACTTCTTAATTGCACCGAGTTTGTATGGCATCGGACAAATAAACGTAATGACACCTTTCCCGCGATTGACTAATTCTTCAGCATCAAATGTTCCATCTATAACGGCTAAATAAGTGCGATCCGGTTCATCATCAAAAATTAGTTCACATTCTTTTTTTGTAACTAACCAGTTCGCTAAATCCTCTTTGACTTTTTGTAAATCAGCAATGTCTTCTGCTTTAACAATAAGAGGCACATCAATTTGACGTGCCTCTACATCTGTATTCAATAATCTGGCTCCTGGATACCCTGGAGTATATAAAAGATTACGTTTAACAGGTGCCCAAGCAGGTCTTTTACGACCTCTAGGCATTAAAATATAGTCTCTTCTTTGATTATTGAATGTAAAACTTTGGTATTTACCCATGAGCACCCTCCTTAAAACTGATCTTTCTTTTCTTTTTCTCTTCTTTGTATTTCTGTTGTATATGGCGTCGTAATTTCAGCTACTGTTTTACCATCCATTAAAGCGGTTAAATGAACAGTTAAATTGCCCTCTCTATCACCCGATGGAGTACCTCCGCTGAATGCGCCACCAAATTGCTGAGCAAATCGGTTAAATACTGCATCTGCAAACGGGTCCATACGACGACCAACAAGTGGTACTGCTGCTTCTGGACCAGCTTCACCGATACCAATGATTCTAGCTGAATCGAAGAATCCACCGTATTTATGCCATTCAATACTAGGTACAGATGGAGGGGTTAAACTGAAACTACCACTAATTCTCGGTTGCGGTAATCGTGGTAATTTCCCTAATGATATATCTGGCAATTTTAATGTGAAGTCAAAGAGTTTTTTGATTTTTTCAATCCATCCACTAACTGTACTTTTTGTGTCACTCATAGAACTGTCTATTCCGCCACCATATTCTTTACCCTGACGAGATCCAATATCTTCCCAACCAGAAACACCATTCATCCCACTTTTTCCACCTTCAGCTACATTAGAGCCAGCAGTTTGAGCCGCGCCTTTCGTACCGCTCAAACTTGTATGAAAACCAACTCCACCTTTTAGTCCTGCTGGATTACCATCAATTGTGTTTAACCCATCATGCGCTGCAGCTATTACATCTAAAGCGCTCCCTTTGATATAGCCACGCTTCGACATAATTCCGTCTCCAACTTCAGTGCCACCCTTAGCACCACCACCACCATCCGTTGTAGTTGCTAAAATGCTCTGAACATCATTTTTTGTTTGATTTGCTGCATTAACAGGAGAGGGATTGGAACCTAATCCATATCCCAGAGTATCAGAGATATCAGAACCGATTTTCGTAGCATCTAGTTTTGCACCATTAGCGATTAATTCTTTAATAATGGTTGCAGCAGTTTGGGCATCTATTTGCTTACTTTGCATACCTAATATAAGTGATTCGACAGTGAATGTACCTTCCGAGCCAAGATCGACTTTAGTATTACTTTTGATATCTAATCCGATTAGCTGAGCTGCTTGAGTAACAGAAATTGCTCCTGCATTCATCCCGTTTACGAGCGTCTGCATGTTGGCCTGACCTTCTGCAGTAGCATCTACTTTTACACCGTTTTTTACTTGTTGTTGGAAATATTGAAATACAGTATCAAACGATAAAGTACCATTTTGAAGTCCCTGCATCCATGTACCGATTGTCATTTGACCATAGATTCCAAGGTCAATGTTTGTATCATTTGAGAGCTTCACACCCAATGCCTGTTTAATTTCAGAAGTATCTTTACCTACCATAGCTTGCGTAAAGGTCTGCATAGATGCAATACCACTTTCGGATAAATCAACTTTATATACTTCTTTTAATTTATTGGCATTAGCTACTGCTACATCATTCGCCTGTAATTCACCGTTTTTCAGTTTGTCAACAAACGACTGGACAGTAAATGTTCCAGCAGGTCCTAAATCAATTTTCATCTTACCGTCTATTTCTTTAGCCATCGTTTCAGCTAACATGATAGAAGACTTGGTCCCTTTAGATAATTCAGCAGTGTATTGATTTAGATTTTCAATTTTGTCTCTACCGTATTGCTTTTCATAATTAGCTAGTGCATCTTTATGAGCTTTTTCAGCTTTCTCTTGCTCGCTATTAAAACGAGTCATAGCCTCGCCGTACGTTTCTGCTCCAAATAATAATTCTTTATATTTCTCATACCAAGCAGCTTTTTCTAATTCCTTTTTACGAGGATTTGCCAGAACAAGTGCCGCATCTTCAGCTTTTAAATTATTTTCTAACGCTTTTGTACCTTCGTTACGAATACCGATAAGATCCATAACATGTTTTTTCTCGTATAAATCAATTGCGTCTAAAGCAGCTTTACGATCTGATGCATCAACATTTCCGAGCTTAACTTCTTTTTCTAGTTGTTCGCGCATTTCATCAGTTTGTTTTGTTAAAGCGTCGACACCATCTTTAAAAGTAGTCATAATATCAGTCATTTTTTTCTTACCAGCTTCTACACTCAGCATACCGCCTTTAGTTATGCTTTGAGCTAATCCGGTAAGTTGACTTGCCTTATCATAGAACAGCTTAATATTATTATCTGCTACAGCCATAGCCTGACGATATTGTTCCGCGAAGTCTTTTGGCATTTTCGCAACGTCGCCCTGATATTTTTGGACACCTTCCATAAGGACCTGGTTAGCAGTTCTTGCAGCATCAATTTGTTTATTAATTTGATCTACAATTTTGTTTTTCACCGTTTCCAATGTTTTTTGAGCACTCTCAGGTACTACACCCATCAATTGAGCAAACATTATTTCAAACTTACCCTTTTTACCCTCAAGTTCTTTAATAACTTCGTTAGTCATTTCTTGAAATGCTTGGATAGTTTTTTGTTTTGCTTGCTCGGCTTCTTCACCTGTTTTAGTTCTCAATTCCATCATGTGCAGAATCGCTTTATCTTTTAAATCCTGATAGTGCTGTGCTCCTTGTGGCACTTGTGAAAATGAGCCTGATACCTTTTTTGTACCTTCAATGACGCTTGCAACCATTCCACCAAAAATCTCTGCAAATGGCTTTATACACATGACCATGAAGTCAACTACTCCTGCAAGAGCATCACCCATTTGCCGCCACACACTTACAGTTTCATTCGAATCACTTTGTACAGAATTAAAACCTGCAGAAAACGCTGATTTTATATCTTCCCATCCATTGGTGACTGAATTTCTTAGTTTTTCAGAGGCATCCCACATTTTCATAAATGAACCAACGATAATTACAATAGCACCAGATATAAGTGAAGCCATACCAACTATACGAAGAAACCCTAATACCATTGGTGAGATAACCATCCATAAAGCACTAAATGCCGCTTTCATTCCTTCTGCCCTTCCGATTCCTATAGCCATAGGAGATAAAAGAAGAGTCATTACTGTTACTAAGTATGCAAAGTTACCTGCTGCTGCAGATATACTTGGATTCAACTCATTTAATTTAATAATAAGTTCTCCAAATGCAGTTCCAATATCTAATATCTTCGCAGCGATTTGCCCCCAGGTCTCTACAAAAGGCTCTGCAGCTTTTCCCCATGTAGCAATAAATCTTTCCCAAGCAATTCCTAATGGTTTTAATGAGTTTTGCAATTCTTGGATTTGTGCTTCTGCAGCTTTTCGCATATCTTCTAATTCATCTTTTACAGCCACATTAGCCATATAGACTTTATGTTCCCATGCCTTTACATATTCGTTTAGTTCTTTTTCAGTCATTTTGGTTAGTGTATGAACTTCACCAGCTGCCTCAGGTCCCATTTTACGCAATTCCTGCACAAAAGCTTTTGGTGCTCGATCAGCTAATTTAGATAGGTCTGTAACCCAAGTTTCCATATAAGCAGCTTGATCCTTTAAGTTTTTGATAAGTTCTTTTTTATCAAAAGTTTTTCGTTCCACTTTCTTAAACATATCAGCGAAATTATATATCTGATCCAGCCTTTGCTGATACGCCTTATCATATTCTGCTTTTATTTCAGCTTGTTGCTTCCTTACATCAGCTGGACTTGGTCCAAATGAAGCCTTTGCCATAACTGTTGTAAATCCAACAAGCGCTATCCCTGCGACTATGGCTAATTGCTGCGTTCTCATTAGACCAGTATTAATTAATCGAACACGATCCATGAGGTCTTTCATACTAGCGTTAGGTCCGAGTTGTCTTAGTGCGATATTCGCTGCAGTACCTTGACGTGCCATTCTTTCTAATCTATCCCCAACCTGTAAAAATGCTCTATCAATACGTTGTATATGGCTTGTATCACCTAAGGCGTCCATCATTCTTTGAGATTGAGTTTTCATTGCGTTCATGTGGTCGATAGAACGCATAAAACTACCTCTCATACGCTCCATAGCAATTGCTGTTCTGTTAGCTGTATTGGCCGTATGAATCCCTAATTGATCCAACATATTTGTATAAGCAGTACCGCCACGAGCAGCAGCTTGCATTGCTCTGTCTACTTCACGCATTTGCCGCTCAAGCTGTCTCATCCCTTCATGATAAGATGCCATATCACCAGCATCACGTAACTGCTCTAAGCGCTGTCTAGTCTCTCTAACATGTTCATTAAAACGGCGCATTTGTTGTTGAGCTTCTTCTGTTGAGACTCGTACTCTTCCGTCACGAGAAAGCCCCATAATGGCTAATTGAGTTGTTCTTGTTGTATCGCCTAACTCCTGGATAGCTCTAGCTGCATCTTTACCACTGCTTGTAGCACTCATCATTCTATTTAATGGCACTTGAGACCGTATTGCTGCATCAGCCAACTGATCCAATGATTCAGTACCGACCATGCCCATACGCTGTATTTCAAAACGAGTACGAATTAAGTCATTACGAAAAGGTCTCAGATGCTCTGGCAAATTTAAAATAGGACGGGCTATACTTCTTGCCATCCTTCTCATTTGCCATTCCATCTGCCGTTCGGGACTAAATCGACTTAATCGGTTCTCCATCCGATTTATTTCTTGATCTAATATTTCAGATGGACTAAACGAACGCATTCCACGTTCAATACCTTCCATTGGGTTAAAATCACGCATTCTACGCTGAGTTCTTCGTCCGGAGTCTTCTATAAAATCAAAGAACTGTCGATAGGTCCGTCTGGCCTGACTGTCGTCTGCGGTTATATCTATTGAGGAACGTCCTGCATTTCCCATTCATTCTCCTCCTTCCCAAAAAAATAAGAAGTCTGGGCACTTTACCCAGACTTCCACCATGTTCCTTGCGTAAATTTACTATTTTCTTGTTTTTGTTCTATTTCTTCTTTTTGGATTTCCTCAGGTGTAGGAGGAAGAATTTCATTAAAGTTTTTGCCCTCATTAAGCAATTGATCTGCAAATAGTAGCAAGCTCTGAAATTGACCATATACAGTTTCTCTGTAATTTTGGTACTTTTGTTTTAGAGCGTCGTTATACTTTCTTCTTATCCAATCTGGAGTATGATCAAGTACATATTCTTCGCTATAAGAATAATGCGTAGCTACAAAGCTTACTGAGGTGACGATTCCTTCGATAAATTCAGACCAGGAGTCTCCGCCTCTACCTTTGGAAACCATTTGTCCATTAGTGTTTTGAAGTCCGGCAGTTCCTTGTTGAACATCTTCTTCACTAACTGACGGACTAGAGTAAAAGTTTTTCCTAAATCAGTTTTATCCGCATATTCAATTAAAACTTCCAATGTTTCATTTGGATCTAATTTCAATGCTTCCTCATCTGATACATCTAGTAAAATTGATAAGATATGAATGATTTGTTCCTCTTTTAATGATTCTAAAATTAGTGCGTATGCTTCAAAAATATCTATTGTTTCATCCATCATAATTGCACGCGCTTGATTATAAATTCGAAAACCATCCACACCAATGAATTTCACGATACGAATAACTTTTTTCATAGAAATCTTAGGAAGCAGTAGCTGCTTCCCATTTGATAGAGTAACTGATCCGATATGCTCGTCTACATCGATTGAATTTAAAATGTTTTTCATAAATTTTTTCCTCCTACCTTTTTTCAAAGATTATCGACTTTCTTCAATTTCGTAATAAATGTTTTCTGACTCTGGTAGACCTTCTACAGCGAAAGCTTGTAAACCTAATGGTAGTACACGTTTCTCCTTGCTGAATGTCTGTGTTTTTTCGTCACCACTAACTTTACATTTGCGGAATACAGCCATGTATAAACCGCCATCTTTCTTTTGACTGATATTTGCTACCATAATTTCTGGAATGTTACTTACGGAACCATAACCAATTCTTTTAGTTCCAAGGCTTTTCACTGGATATACTTTAGTTGCTGTAGGCTGCGCTTGTGTAATTGGCTCTGTTAGATAAATAGAATTACCAGAGATTTTATTTATCTTTAAAACTTGACTACCAATCTTTAAATATCCGCCAGCTTTAAAATCAGCTCCAGGAGCAGCAGCGAACGTTACAATCGTAGCATTAATTGCTAATTCTCCAGTTGTATCAACTGATGTTCCTAATTCTGGAGGAGTCTCGATAATAGGACCACCAATTAAAGCCAACTGACGATTTTCAATTGTATTTTCTGCTAATTGTGTATTAAGAGCGTGGGTCCAATTTGTAATTTCCGTATCAACCGGGCCTTTCAATTGATCCACTTCAAATTCTTCTGTCTCAAATCCACGAGAAATTTCAATTCCTTCTTTTGTTGCACCTAAGTCTTTCCAAGGTCCTTTCAGATCATAAGGCTCTGCTGTAGACATAACATCCGCAATTTTTTCTGGAGGAGTAGTTCCAAAAGGAGCCCAAACTAAACGACCAGCGCCACCTACGATATTTTTTGCAGTAACTTTATATAAACTCATTATTTAGCCACCTCTCTAAAGTTCCAAGAAGGAGCAGCAAGTAATAATTCTGCTTCTTCTTTTGTAATTGTTTCATTTTTACCATTACCGATTTCTAATAGTTGCCCTGGCATGATATCTAAATCAGCACGCAATCTATAAAATAAAGCCCCGTTACCTTCGACGGGACCTTCACATAAAATCTGTTGTTTTGTTGTCTTTTTTTCGGTCATTTCATTCACCTCTATGCTTCCAAGTGCTCTAAGCGCATGTAGCACCAACCTTGGAATTTATTTGTTTCTGCATCAAAAGAAGGAGTAGGATTACCCTCTTTTTCACACCATTCGACTTCCAACCCTGTAATGGACGCAGTATGACGTTCTAATATATTTGTAGCATTTATTAATACATTCATAGCTTCAATATCATCTTTTTCAGAGCGTGAGGTTACTTGTAATCTTGTAAAACCCCTACCTCCTGCCACCTTCACACAAATCGATGGATATTCTGCTTTTAAAGGGAATGTATTCCCATAACATTTAACGCCAAATATTTTAAAGAAACGCACAATATGAGGGATTGGATCAACGTAATCAGTCAAATATATCCCCCCTATTCTAAAATTAATCGAACCTGAGTTTCAGCTACCTGCTGCATACGCGGTTCTGCTCTATCTAATGCTCTGGCCATAATGTTATATCTATTTTCTAAATGAGAAGCGTAAGAAACATCAGAGCCAATTTCTAGGTTTGTTTTAGCTTCACCCTCTGTCAACTCATGAACAACATCTGCTTCAGTAGCATCACGCTCACCTTTACCGCTTTTATTGGTATAGGGAATGTTGGTTAAATAACCAATAGAGTTAATGTAAAGAGAAGTATCGATGTGATTATCTTCCTGAGTTACTTCTTTTGCTTCATCTGCCCATACCATTCCAGCTGCTTCAACAGCTTTTTGGCGAGCTTCTTTTAACTTCCCTGGTATTTGTCTAGCGAATTGGCGCGCTTGCGGATCTAACCTTACATTGATGTTAATCCCCATTTAATCACGCTCCTTTTTTAACTCCACTTCATAATGATGGAGTCTAATCTTGCTATATTCACGGGATAATTTCTTAACTCCATATACACCAGGTAATAAGGAATCATCTTGCTTATCTCGTATATCTTTTATCAGCATGGTTTCTTCAATTTCTTGAGAAGCAGCCAAATAAAGAATTGGTTGGATGATAATATCAACACTGTTATCATTTTTTGTCACTCGTTTTTCTATTTGATCAAAGCGACAATGAACATCTGGTATATCCTCTTGCCCGTAAATATCTCGACCATAATCATCTTGGCCAATAATAACGTTCTGTTTTATCAAAGTGCAGCGATGGACTAGCAAGCTTTCAAATCTCATCGTTTCACCCTCGATGGTCCAGATACACCGAAAAAATTGAAGCCAGTAATAGTATTATTTTCCCGTAACGAGTCGAGAATTAAATCTAATTCTTTAATCCCTGTTCTATTTGCTCCGAATTTCATTTCATCTGCAGTGTTCCCACCTAATGCATCGCGAAGTGTATAAGAGTAATTCCCTATTTTCTCGCTAGATGCTGTGCTCAGCTGCGCCTCTTTCGTTTCCGGATGGTCTTGGTACCAAAGATACTCAACGAGCAATACGGTAGCAGTAAGAAGGTCTGAGAGTATCTGTTTATTCGTCTCATTTTCGAATGTACGTTTCACTTCTCTATGAATCCATGAAGCAGCACGGTCTATATATAACTGTAGTTTTTCATCAGAAAGAGAAGAAACCTCTATAAAAGAGGTCCTTTCTTTTACAACTGCAGGAGAAGCATACATATTACTTCACCTCAACGATAAAACCATATTCAATTCTATCTAATAACGTTTTTGATGGTGCTGCAGGTAGTTCTTTTTCTTGATCTCCAGCCAAAGTAAAAGACCCTTCCGCATAGCATTCTGCATACTGTGTGTTAGGGTCCTTCAATTTGTATTTGGGTGTCTCAGGAAGAACTTTTTCTTCTCGCAATTGCTTCTGTAAATCCTCCAATTGAGGAACTGTATAGTTATCATCTAACTGTTTTGGATCCAAAGAAGGATTTTCTTTAACAATATCTGCGATTAAATCTTTTTTGGCCATATCTTAGCCCTCCTTATTAGCGAGCTTGGTCAAGCGTTAGAATCATACGTGCATTTGGATCATATGGTATAAAGTCAGAAGTAACGGTTCCATACGATCCATCTACCTGCGTTTTAACGCTGCGTTCACTTTCAACAGAGAATGGTTTGTATTGATATTCAGCTAACGCGAATTTAGTATCCACTAACATAATACGACCATCTGGAACATCTTCTGAAATAAATGGCGTAGTTTTTAGAACACCAGGCATATCCCCGCTCTTTAATTCATTTAAGAATATTAAATTACCGTTTGCCTCTTTTTGTGTTGCCCACTGTTCTGCAGTTTTTAAATTCATAACACTACGATTATAAGTGAATCCATACTTTTGATAAGCGTGTTGCGTTGCATACCAAATATCAGAAATCTTCCAATCATTCGCAGTTTTAACACCTAATGTAGGTGCTACATCAGTACCGTCTTTGAAATAACCATTGAATAAGCGATGAATTGCAAGTTTTTCATCCGTACGAGCAATTTGCATACCACGTTTACGTAAATGTAAAGCGAGCATATCAAATTTCATTGATTTCGCCTCGTCAGTAATCTCAATTCCGTTACCACGTTTATACACATAGATTGTGTGGTCTGTATCTAGCTTAATTGTTACAACTGGAATTGGAGCACCTTGTCCAATGAAACTTAAATCTAGATCATCGTTATCTTTATTCTCAAGCGTGTAGTATTGATAAGACAGTTGATCCATAGGGATTACTTGGCCAACCAACTCAGAAGCACGTCCAGCTGCAAGATATCCTTCACGGAAACCATCTTCTAATACTGCGTTAAATAGTGGTTTTGTATTGTCATTTTGATATAAAGCACGTACTTCTTGAGAGCCTATATCGTTAATTCCTAAGGCGCGAATGGCATCTTTTAAAGTAACACCTTGTGCATCAAGATAAGAACGGAAAGTAGCAGAACTGTTTTTACTAATTAAATCTCCTGCTTGTCCTGCGATACGTCCATTTTTAGCAGAAGCCTCTGCAATTGCACTTGTTAATTCAGTACCGTTTGCTAATTCAATCATTTCGCCACGACTGTTTTTAATTTTATGTTTAAATTTCATATGTGACTTCCTCCTTTAAGGTAGTAAAACTTCGACTGTTTTTTTGGTGCTGTTAACTAAATAAACAAACGAACCATTTGCTGCAGCTGCCTTTTTGACTCCACCATTCCCGTCAGCAACAATTGAATCCCCAATAGCAATTGCTCCACTGTAAGGGAATTCTGCATTACGAGAATAACCATATACATGCACACCTAAAGGGGCATCTTTGGATTTAACCGTATGCTTTGCAGTCATGACAATCGCATCATCTGCAGCTGCTTTCTTAGCGTGATATGGTCCCGTAGTAGCAAACTTTAAAGGTGTACCTACTTTAACAGGACTTTCTGAAGTTGCATCTTGTGCGAATACAGTGAGTGATAAACCATAACTATCTGGTACAATACCGCCTACTTTGTTAAACATTATTTATTCCCTCCTTCAAATAGTTCTGATACAATTACATCGTCTTCTGGATCTCCTCCACCTAATGGATCTCCACCAACTTGACGACCAGGTGTGTAACGCTCTTTGGCCATTGCTTCATAAGTATCAATTTCTTCTTTTACAAAATCTAAATCAGCAGCACGAACTAACATTTGACGATATTTTTCAGCATCGAATTTGTCACCTTGTGCTCTAGTACGTGACTCAACAGCTTTATTTACCATATCAGCAGCATAAGTACGCCCTTGCTCTGCTTCTTCTTTTAGTTGTTTAACACCAGCTACGGAGGCATTATCACCAAGCTCATTACGAATAGCAATATCATCTGGCTGACGGAAAGTTTCTCCTTCTTCACCAAGTAATTTATAAATTTCTCGTTTCTCGACTTTGTTTTCTCTAATAGCATCTGTAATCTGTTGTAATAATCCCACACTACGTGCCCCCTTTGAATTTTTAGACATAAAAAATGAACGCTTATTGTCATCCAAGCGAACTTGGAACTGGCGTTCTAGTCTTTCGATATTTTGTTGTGATAGTTGTCCCTGCTGCACATATTCACGCGCTTTATCAATATAGGCCCCTGGTGTCGAACCTTTGTATACAGTAGATACTTCTCGTAAATGAGCATCTACAATCCAGGAAAATGAAATTCGTTCGTGCTCATCTTCTAAACCAGGTATATGAGGACATTCCCAATCCCATAAATCACGGCCACATGATCCGCAGCGGTATGACATTTTATCTCCACCAAATCCAACTGACATATCTCTAATAATGCCGCCTTGAATAGCTTTAATAGTGTCATTCGTATTCTCACCATTTAAGGTAAGTCCTCGCATAATGTACCAGTGTCCTCTTACTGCATTGAGACTATTTGCATCATCTGCAGCAGGGACAAGAATACCATCATAGCTACGTCCATATGGAACTAAAGAGATATCATGACCATTTAATAATGAAACACCTGTTTTTAAATCTTCTGCATAGTTTCGTAATGTTGTAGTTGGGTCCATCCTTGTAAAATATGAATCTTGTCTATCATTTGAACAGTTACCACTAAACGTAAATATTTCTTCCATAGTAACCGGCTCAATAGTATGCCTATTAATGAGTTCTAAATCAACATCTTGGTTTTGCTCAAGGCTTAAACGAACAGGTAGATGTAAAACCTGTGCTGCTTCACTCATAAATCGTTCACCTCCTCTCAAATAACGTAGATTTAATTACGTGCAACTGCAGCATTAGCCCACATTACTGCAGTTTCTAAATTAGTTAAAGCCACTGATTTCTCACGAGAAGCAGGACATAACTCATCGATTAAGTATGCAAATTCCTTAGCCTTTTCTCGTAAAGCCTCATATTTCTCTGGTTGCCCTTCCTCTGGAGGATGATAACTAAATGTGTTTTCAATTTGTTCATTTGTTTTTGACATTATATGGACCTCCTAGTGTTTGCAAAGTTATCAAAGATTAACAAACGTTTATAAATTATTTTTTACAACCTTTATAAACGTGGTTTTCTTGTGTTTCATAGATATTAATAAACAGTTTATAAAGGTATACCTTTATAAACTATGGTTTACTTTTCTATATTCTGGTGCCGCCAGCATTTCGGAAAAAACCCAAGCTAAGCAATTTTAGAATCGCACACCTTCATCCCATAATTTCTGAATAAATCGGCTCGTCGTTAAAATATCACGCGTTCCATTTGGTCTTAATGTAGGTCTGGAATAAGGCCTATTTGCGAACTGTAGTTTCCCAATATCGTAATCACGTTCTTGGCGAATCTCACGTAATAACTCGTATCTATATTTTCTTTCACTGCGTAATTTGAAATACACAATTACTTTTTTTAATATCACTTTAATTTATTCTCCTCGCCTTGTAGAATTCGCTTATACCAGCAACGGCAACAAATTAGATTACTAGCAGTAGCTCCTTGAGAATCATCCCCAGGGAACATTAGTTTCTCTAGACTACCTTGTCCATTTGCTACTTCAAACGGTTTGTCGAATGGTTGAATCTGCCCATTAGCATCATAATGACCAGGACGCGTTCTATCTGGTTGCCTTGCAGAACGCCATTCTTTTCCTATTACCATTCCACTTTGATCATCAGAGTGAAACTGCCCTGCACGAGAAGCGTTTATTACTTCTGTACGAGCTATTGTAGTTGCTCTGGTATCACTAAATTCAAAGGATTCCTGCAGCGCATCGGAAAACTTCTGGATTGTATAATTACCTTCTGCTGCTACATCCCAGAGAGTCATAATAACAGCTTCATCCGTTGTACCTTGTATAAGTTCTGCACTTTTATATGCACGATTAGCAAGCCATCGGAGCAGCTGCTCATCTCGGAAGTTAAAATTAAGCTCTGGATCAATCTCAAATAAATTTTCTTCACCTGCTACTAATCCGGCTTGCTCAGACCATTTATACGCTAACTCGTTCCATTCCTCTATTTCTTGAGTAGAATCACCGAGAATATGTTTACGAACCCATTCAATAAACGCTTTAATCGGTTCTAGAATTCGTTCTTCTTTTGGCATACGCTGTATATCTACCAACATACGGGTTGGAACCTCTGGTGCTTCTTGTAACCTATCAATATATCTTTCTAACTGCTCTTGCAGTAAAGAATACATTTCCTCACGTGCTTTTGTTGTGATTTTTGCAATCTCAGAAGACCAAGGTAAATCAATTTCTTTTACATACTCATCTTCCTCAGAATCAGCACGCATGTTAATTTCTTTTTTCATTTGCCGCCGCTTACCTCTTTCTACTGCAGGTGGAACAGAGGGAGCTTGCGGTTCTGCTACTGCATCATGGCCAACCATGTGCTGTGCTGCTTCGTTGTTATCAATCCAACCTGCAGCAACCTGAGCTTGTTTTGTTTCTGTTTCAATCTTCTCGGCATTTGCTTCTTTTTCACGGTCATTAACCCGTATTGAATTAAAAGTAAGTCTAGCCTTAGATTGTTTGCCATGCACCTGCAGAGCTACGTTATAAGCACGCTCTAATAACCGCTTAATCCCACGCTGCATGTTTTCAATACCTGCTACATAGATTTGCCATTGAATAGTACCATGTGTCTCTGTAGTTCCCTCATTTCTACCTAATAAAATAGGCAGCTGCTTCAATGCAGTAGTTACACGTTGGTTAATTACATCAATAACTTTCGTAACATCCATAGATTTACCTTGGATACCACCTGTAATATTTACTTTCACGCTATCAGTATGAAAGAAATCATCATCCGGCTCCAGTTCGCTCATCATTCTTTGTACTTCTGTTATATAACCATTCACATAATCCTGTACTGCTTTAGGATCACCTTGGATGTGTGGCGGTATATTTTTCATAATCGCTTCTTCTACAATTGAAATATCGAAACGCGCATGCCCTTGATGATGAACCACTTTTTGCAAGTCCCGTAAAACTTGTACCTGAAAAAATATAATTTGTAAAATCGGCAGGATAGGGGATCGTCCATACGGATCATTTACGTCTGGATCAAGAGGGAAATAGAATACCTGCTCCTGATTCAACACTTTGTATTCTCCATTGTCCTGCTTCTGCACAAGTTCTAGCTCTTTTTCTTCTTTATTAAAGCGGAAATCTAAGGTAGATGGGTCTATTGCATGAAAATCAACTACCTCGTCTATACCTTCTGTTAATTCTACTTCTAAAGCGATTGCACCTTGAGTAATAGCAGTAAGGAATAGTACACCAATCAGTTGATCTGTACCGCCTCCATACATTTTCCCTACTCGTTTAGCCACATCATTAAGAATTTCTTGTGCTGCCTTATCTGGTTTCCCAGTAGGTTTTAGACATTCTAATTGATGGCCACTATTACCCAATCGAATAAAGTTCCATATCGCCATACTCGCATCCGGATCAATGTCACGTATCATTCTCAAGCTTTCCATAACATCTTTTGTCCGGTACTCAGAACGTCGTATAGGCCCGTTATACCACATAAATTGACGTTCCCATTTATTCTGCGTTTGTTTACCGCCTTGTAATCCTTTTACAGAAGAACGAACTGCTGCAGCAACATTTGCTCGTAACTCATTGTTCTTTCTGTTTTTCTTATTAGAAAACCAATTCCGGATACCTATAGTAATCACCCCCTCTTAATTCCAGCTATAATAGGAGAAACAACATAACTTGTTTCCTGTAGTGCGTTCCATCTATTTAAAGCTTGTGATGTACCATCCACCTGGTCATCATTCTTACCATTTGGAAACACGATAAATTCTTCGATAAAATCATGAATCCAAGGAGCTATTGATGGATCTGGTAGATACACATTACCAGCTTCAAATTGGGGCGCTGCAGCTTGTGCTCTTGCGATTTTTCCACCCTCAGGATTTACTCCTATAATGCCAGGTATTTCTCTTTGTAGAGTTTGTATAACTGCAGAGCCGTTAGCCTTATCTTCTATTAGTTTCACTCCTGCACGTGGCCATTTAGCAGTCAGAGCCCTTATTGCTCGTAATGTAGCAGGAAAGTCCATTCTGTCTCTTACTTGGTCTAATAAATACTTATCAGCACCTCGTTTACCCCATACTTGGCCAACAACAAAATCGCTTGATTCTGTATCTTTAAAAGTACAGTCCCAAGACTGCATTTGTTCGCTTATATCTGATGGTATTTCTGTATAAAACTTAACAAACCACGGACGTTTAAATATTGCTCCTTCCCCTGGGCTTGGTCTTTGTTGAAACAGAGAAGACCATGTACGAGTACCTACCTCAATTTTCTTATTTTTTGCCCACTTTTCATCATATCCAAGCTCTGGGCATAAAGGTTCTCCAATTTTACGTCCAAGTAAATCATCCTCATCTTCTGCAATAGCAGGTAAACGAAGTCTAATCCAATCGTGAGGGCTTCTCTCTAATAAACGACCAATAATATCATCTTCATGCCATCGCGTCATAATAACAATGACAGAAGCCCCTTTATGTAGACGTGTAGAAAGTGTAGACTCCCACTCATCCCATACGTTTTCACGAATAGTAGGAGAATTTGCCTCAGCTGCGTTTTTAAACGGGTCATCTATAATAAGTAAATCTGCACCTTGTCCAGTAATGGAACCGCCAATACCCGTTGCAATCATTCCACCTTTATGATCCTGGAGTGACCAGTCATTCTTTGCAGCATTATCATCTGATAATCTGTATCCGAATAACTCATCACCAAAGTTGGCCACTTTTTGTTTATTCAAACGACCAAACTTTCTAGCTAAATTATCTGAATACGAAGCAACAATTACACGCTTCTCTGGATTTTTACCAATAAAAAAAGACGGGAATGATTCCGTCGTTGTCATTGACTTACCATGACGTGGTGGCATTTCAATGAGGACATATAACTGCTCACCATCTGCAATTCGCTGCAGTGTGTCACATATTAATCTGGTATGCCTAAAGTGTCGGTAATTACCAAAATGGACGTATTCCACATACTCAGCAAATGACCTTCTGGCAAGTTCTTTCCTAATCACATCAAGTGTCGGTAGTTTTTTTAAGGATGTTTTCAATTTGCTTCAGCTCCTCTACTGACAACTTGCTTAAATCTGTTGTTTGCTCTACTGTTTGTTTCATTTCACCGCTATGATCAAATTCTTTACGGTCACGCCATGTATCTTGTTTTCTATTCTTTAACCAAAAAATAATAGCAGTCGTATCTGGTGGTACTTGTTTTTTAATACGTTTTACTTCAACGTCTTGAAAAACATCCTCTTCTACTTCCTGCCGCATGGTAATAACTTCTTCATATGTGTATCCAAGTGCCTTTTTCAAAAGAGCATTTTCTACTTCACGATCTACAACCTCTTTACCTTTAGCCAATGCTCTTGTAATTAGTGGGTGTTTCTTTTTCCAGTTACTAAGCGTGGCACGACTGATACCGATGTTTTTTGCAATTTGTTCGTCTACAAGTCCATCACGTGCCCATCCTTCTATTTTTAGTAACCCTTCTTTTGTCAGCCATGCATGTACCTTGCCTTTGGCCATGATCACCACCTCACGATAATATCTAAATGATTTTATGGAAAATTTAAAATATATATTTAACAAAATAATACAAGTTGTTATAATAGAGTTAACATTGTCATCCGGAAAAGTAATTCGTCCCCAATACGAGTTACTTTTCCGTTTTTTTATGTTTGCTACTTCAAAAACTCGTCCATTGTTTTATCAAGCAACCTAATCATCGCTGCTCTTCGTTCACGCGGAGTTGTATTATCATATAGCTCGTTGTGAATATCACTTACTTTGGCCAACTTCTGAGGATCAACATACTTAGTTACCTCTTCATGACCACCAAGCATCATAATTGTATTGCCTATAACAACCGCTTGTTCTTGTTGATCTAGCTTCATTGTTCATCCTCCTCTGTCAAGCTATCAATAATCTTATTTAAAACACTAACTGTAGCTTCACCACATTGTCTCGCTGTTGAATTCCGAGTCGATTCCTCACATAATTCTGATAAGCGATTTAAATCAACGTGAGGAGCCAATGCATCCTCCCCGAATGTCGAAAGAATTGAAGATGCAATTGCGATTTTTTCAATTTTTGATAACTCCATCAATTACCCTCCCTTACAAAATAAAAAAGCAGCAGATCCGCTACTTTAATTGTTTAGTATTAGCTTCATATTCTTTTATGTAACGGTATAAAGTAGCTCTAGCTACATCAAATATTTCACAAACTTCTTTTTTGGTTTTACCAGACGATAGCATTTCCATCATACCCTCAATTTGCTGTGGAGTATGCGCCTTTTTTCTGCCGCCTTCTCTTCCTCTTGCCTTCGCTGCAGCAACACCACTGACAACACGTTCATTAATAACTGCACGTTCCATTTCGGCTACAGCGCCGAATATATGAAATAAAAATTGTCCCATCGTAGTAGATGTATCAATTCCATCCTTAATAGAAACAAAATTAATTCCTTTTTCATTGAATTCTTGCAATAAATTAGCTAGTTGGTGCATGGTTCTGCCCAATCGATCTAACTTGTAGACAACTAATTTATCACCTTTTCGAAGTTTACTAAGGAGCAGCTGTAATTCTTTTCTGTCTTTCTTAGCGCCACTTTCCTTTTCTGTTACAATTTCTTCACATCCATAACGCTTCAATTCATCTAACTGCATATCTAAACTTTGTTTTTTTGTTGAAACTCTGGCATAACCGAATATCATGCACCATCACCCTTTTATATTTGATGGTTATATTGTATCAATTACATATCTCAAATTCAATTGTTTTTGATACATAGTTTTGAGATTTAAATTTATTGATTTAATAGGATCTGAAACTAACGATTTATATGTATCACAATCAAATGTTTTTGAGACACTATATTTATTGAGAATGATGCTTCACTCCAGCTAGAGCAGATTCAATAAAAATCTTCTCTTCTTGGCCAACCTGAGTTAATAATTTATCGACTATGTTTCTATCCGTAATATCAAGCAGAAGAATAGCAACTCTTGCTATCCCATTAACATACTCAGTTGCATCTTTTTCTACACCATTCATGTGCATGGAAAATGTAACATTAGATTTCATCCTCTCCACCCCCTTGAACTTAAATGCAACACGTTTGCGCTTATCTTTCCTTAACAACAAACAAGACGCCACCCAGATCAAGGCAGCGCCCGCTATAATTGCTATTGATTTAATCAAAACTGTTTCTTTCGATTTTCTTCTCTTGTAAATACGCCATTTGGTGTTACACGAATAGAATCTGCTGTATGTTCAATAGTAGTTTCAGCTATTGCTTTCCCATCTAAATTAACGCTAACTTTACAATTCATTTCGACTGGTTCGCTATCATTAATTTTTTTAATTACTTCAGAACGTTTAATTGTAGTAATTCCCTCTTTAAGGTCCGATACTTCTTTTTTTACCGCCTCTACTGTTTCTGACAATTGGCCAACCTGACCTTTTAATTGGTCAAGTTCTGCATTAATATATGAGCTATCCACTATACCTCATCCTTTCTCTTTTTTAGGTGTCTAATTTGTCTAATAAAGCTGCGTATCGTTCGGTTGCTCAGATTCTTAATTTAATTCATTATCATCAGAAATTAGATGTTCAAGACCCTTTACCGCCTTATCATCTAAATGAATATCCATCAATCCAATAATTTTAGCTACATCATCTAATGTTTTAATTTTATTTGCATCAATCTTATGTGGATGTGTTGGTTTCATCTCTAGTACTCTTGTTTCCTCCATCATTCATCCTCCTTAATTTCTATTGGTTTAATCATTATGCTTTTCGTATTTCCCTTCTACACCTTGCGCTTTACGTTTTGCCGTACGTTCATCTAACCATTCTTTCGCTCGCTTTAAATGGTGCATTGCCATTGTATTTTCATTACACGGAAATCCTCCATTTTGGAATCCTTGCAATCTATCATGTAATACTTGAATCACTTCTTCAATCTGCGCACCATTCACTCCATTCTCTTGAATTGGCCCTTCTTGAAATTTGATATTAATATATTCACTCATTCATTATCCTCCTCTTCAAATTCACGTTTAATGTGTAATTTCTATACAACAAAGAAAAGCACCCATTATGGATGCTATAGTTCACTCTTTAGATAAGGAATACTAATGATTTTATTGTTGCTTAATGGTATGGTGACTGCTCTTAATTCCTTAACAGCTGCTTCATCACTTAATTTGCTATTTTTTAACTGTTTCTCTAACAATTCGTTGTTCGCTATAATTGTTATTTCTACATTTGCTTTATTACTCATATCCTCATCCTTTCTTTAAAAAAGAAACCGCCACTATTAAAATGACGGCTCTTTCACGGCTTATAAAAATATTAAAGGGGATGGGAGAAATTCACGTTCGAGCATAAGGGGATATGTCTATGTGAATCGAATGCCAAGATCACTCTTAACATTCTCTCAGCCACCGCATCAACTATATGGCTACACGCCCTGTGTTCAGTGGCTGAGAGAAGACTAAGAATAGTCCTCCCCTTGAATTGGAATGGTCAATACTTCGGCTGCTGTATGGCCTTCGCTGACCGCTATCGAATTATAAAGGATTTATATCAAGACGTTTGTACTTCTTCCGACGCCTTTTAAATAGGTGGTGTGTTTGTTTTTACTACATGAGAACCAACTCCTTTATTAAATGAATTGCAGCAATGAGATTCGCAACATCCCACCGCATATTGTGTATTGAAAAAAAACGTTCCTATAGAATCTATATACGAGCAAACACTGGATCACCCAAAACAGATACCATCGGAACAGGTCTCGGTAACCTTTCATATATAGGTGGCTTTTTGACGACAAATTTCGACATTTTTTTCGAATAGAATTCTAAGATATACAAAATAAACTTCCATTCAGTCTCTCGCCAATCTTTTTATCTGCTCTTTTTAAATATTCCTGGACAGTAGTTCTCTTTACACTTAAATAATTGGAAATCTTTTCCTGAGTAAAACCATGACCTCTAGACATTACATATATTTCCTTTTCTCTTTCTGTAAGAGTTGATAATGCATCTTCTAGCTGTATACGATCCCACTCAGAAATAACACTCTCTTTTGCTTCCGTATCCCATTCATATACTGGCATTACCGTACTACGTACATATCTTTGCATTAATAACGGGTCACACGGTCTCTCGCGCTGATATGCTGCCCTACGTTCAATACCTCGGCGATTACCTGGCTTCTTTGCTGTACACATCCACTCTATTGCATATTCTATATCTGATATCATTTCACCGATTATTTCTGCATCCTTTTCTGTAGCATCTTTCTTTGATAATTCTAATTGCTTTAGCGTTTCCTTGTACTGCTTTATTAACTCTTTCATAAGCCAGGTTCCTCCTTTTATATAAAAAAGAGGACGCTGGCTATGCATAGGAAGAAATCTCATCCTAAACATAAACAACGTCCTCTAAATGCGGACTATTACTTTTATTATTTTTTATTTTTCTTTCCAATACGGTAAGTGAAATTTTACACTAAGCCTCTTTTCCTCAGCTGTTCTGCTACTCTTTTCCCCTCTACCATACCAAAGAATTTAGCTATAGATGTGTATGTCATTCCATCTTCTCTCATAGCTGCAGCTTTCACACAAATTCTATCCCATTCTTCTTTCGTCTTTCTTTTTCGCTTTTGTGCTTCTTCTTTACCACCTAGAAACACACCTAGTTTTATTAATTCTTTCCCTACTGTGCAATTTGAATTACAATGGTTCAACTGCTTATACTGATACTCACAATTTTTACAATGCTTATCCTGTGTATTTAGAATTTTGATACGTGCCTCTTCCGCATTCATATCTTCACCCTCTATTAATTTAACTAATACTTGGCCATTCTAATTTATCAACATTCAATAAGTAATCAACTGGAGCGCGGTTTGTTTGTTCTACTACATATGCACGTTCCTTGAATTCTTTTCTTGGAATAGATTTACGGCCACCATCATATAGCATGGCTTCATAATATTCTGCTACTAATGAAATCGGAACGAAATAAATAATATGATCTGTTCTAAATTCTATTAAGAAGAAACATATCGCTCCATGTTCTAATGTATCTTTTAAATAATCGATTTGATGTCTACTTATTTTATCTAATGGAAAATTAGTAGTTTCTTTTGTAGACTTGGCTTCGAAATACACCGCTCTCCCCTTGTATACGCCATCGTAATCCACTGTAGATTTACTGCTCCATGCGCTTTTGAGGATATTGCCTTTCTTATCCGTTTTTATAACTTTTATCGGTGTAGGACGTTTATTAAATACTCCTACATTTGCTGCCTTATAAACCCGACATGTATTGTTTAATAATAATTCAAACGCCATTCCTCTATTTGCGTAACCCATGTTGCTTCCTCACTTTCTATTAAAAGGATTATTTTGTTTGGTTTTGTAATAACTCTGGATTTTCATAAATATTGCCTAATACTTTTATATTGTCGTACCATCTAAACTCAAATCCTGTATATCCTCCATCACCTGCATTCGCTTTATAAAGATTAATAGGACATTTCTTGTATGTAGCTTGTTTTGTATCGTATACAACAACCCCTGTCATTCTTTCTCCCGTTTCAATCATTGGGTTGTACCAAGTAACTACATCACCCTCGTATATTTCATTTCCATCTGAATCCTTTTGCTCAATAAACTGCATTAAAATGATGTGTCCTTTTCTATGTTCCTCGAATGGTTCTGTAAATGATTCAACATTATCCTCCATGTACGGTTCCAACTTGCAATCATTATCAAATTCATCCTCTAATACCCATGCCCTAAACTTTATTTCTCTCATTTCCCTTCACCTCCATGAGCACATTTCTCACATTGAAATTTCCAATGCCCTTCTTCTTCCGGAAAGTGATTATTTGCTGGTTTACCACAATGGCACCACATTTTACTTAGATCATCCCTATACTGTAAGCCGCCGTCTTCTCTTTGCATTAAAACTAATTCACCTTTGATCATTTTCTTTTTCCTCCCCTGAATAAAACCCAATATTCCGTCAATACTGTAGACAACCCATTAAGTTACTTTCTCCTTGTTCCCCCTTGGAGATGAGCAGTTAGCTTTTGCTAGCTGCTTTTTTAAATTTACGCCTATTGTTTCTTCTATCTTCTCTTTTCGCAATCCACATTAGATTTATCCAACCAATCCACATGGAAGACCATTCTTGTTTCTCTATAGTGAAGTTTCGATGCAATTCACGCTTTCGGCTACGCTCTTTGAGATTTTTAAGGCGTTCATATTCCCCGGCAGCAGTTAATGTAGCCCTCCATCTATACATCCGCATATCCATTCTCCTTTTCTATTCAAATTCATGCCCATATAATCCATCCTGCGAATAACCCAATAACAAATGGAATGAATCCCATTTTAATTAATTGCCAAGACCATAAACCTAATATCAACAAGCCGATACTACGCAGCATTCCGTATCACCTACTTTTTTTCTACAAAATGAAGTTTTTGTTTAGTTTTCTACTCAATTACCTCAAATTCTGATGTTTGACAAAACTTTTCGTGATAGCATCCAATTTGAACATCATATTCCCCAGACGCATCTCGACTTATTGAATGAATTTTTTCAACTTCATCTTGATACACAACCTGATCTCCAACTTTTAAATCTCCTATTTTTCTTATCACAGGTTCATCAGAAATATTCTTAGTTAACTTCACAATTCCAATTCCTTCTTTCGGCTCAACCGAGTACCCCTTTTCTTGCAAAATTTTAGCGACCTCTTGCATATCTTTCCATGCTGCTGTACCTGGCCCAAAATTAATAGTAACTTTATTCATTTTCATTCTCCTTTTCTAATAAAATAGCGTTTTTGTTCAGTTTTGATTGATATTATTTTGCACCTTCATCTCTTCAATTAGATAATTGATTTTAAGTAGTAATGCCTGTTCACTTTTGAAATCATCTTCAGTAATTCCATCCCGTAACATATATTTCAAAATGGCATGTTTCATTGCATGTAATTGCTTATAAGAGAACTTTGCTAATATTCCACTCATACTATTATCCATTTCTCAAATAACGATTTTGTTAAAAATCAGTTTTCTATCTTCACCTTGTTTTCTATAAAATATAACGGATTTAAATCAAGAGCAGTGTAGTAAGTCCCGCCTATTTTTACTGTGTTTTTCTGACGATTATAATCCTCTATAAGCAGCAAGGCCTTATCGTTATCTGCTGGCGTTGCAATGTCACCTTCTTTAAATTCATCTATAGCACGTCCATGCTTTTTAAATACTCTACGGCGCTTTTCTTGTGCGACTTCTTCTGGATCTGCTTTTCTCAGTCCATCATCCCAATATGACGCTAATCCCTCACGCATATTGTCTGTAGCTACATACCGCCCATCTTTTTTAGTAACCTTTCCGATCAATGCATCTTCTTCATGACATACCCAGTCCCCAACTTCTAACGGCTCTACATAATCTACAAATTCTCTACTGAAGAAAGACGAAATATCAATGATCACATTTTGCCATGGTAGTTCAGGTTCTTTCATGCTAAATTCAATTAAATTTAATTCCATGTTGTATCTATAAAGCGACTTACCATCATCAATTACATTTGTTTTTAATCTTTCAATCGCTTCAAAACCTGTATATTTTTTCATCTCTCATTCCTCCAATTTTTATTAAAATAAAGATTTTGTTTAGTTTTTATAAAGGAAGTGCTCTCCGTTAAACCAATTCGAATATTTCCAACAAACCGGAACTAAATCGATTCTTTTAGGAGTGTCTAGCGCATCCTCAATTTCATTACCGTTATCTACTAACTCTAAGAAAAGTTCCAGATTTGATTCAGTACGTGGTACATATGCAAAATATAAAATTTCGTTATCAGCATCATAATTTTCAATTTTCTCCGCCAACTTGTTTAGTATTTCTAATTTAGTCATTTCTCTCTTCCCTCCAAAATAAGAATTTTGTTTAGTTTTTTACTAACTCTGGATTTTCGTAGATATTACCTAAAATTTCTATATTAGTTCCACTTTCATTTCCAAATAACCATCCGCTATTTCCGTTGCACGCTTGAAATGTAGCGAAATTTTCGTTGTATTTGACAATCCCTAGAGCCACTACATTTCCGCTAAATTCCAAAATATCCCCTTCATAAATCTCCTTTCCGTTCTTATCTTTTAAGCCTGTGTATTGCATAACATTAAATGGACGTTGTTCTGGAGTTCCGGGGAAAATCTCCCATGCAGGTAAATCAAAAATCTCTCCCCATCCCATCATTTTTTTACTCATTAAATTCCAAACTCTAAATTGATATCTCATTTTTATCCGCCCTTTCTATTCAAATAACTATTTTGTTTAGTTTTCATCTTCCTCAGCATCGCAATAACAATCTTCTTCCACCTCATTGCAATGATCACAAACCTTTTGAACTTCAAAACCCTTAAATTCATAAATAGGTGCTACTTGATATTTTTTATTGCATGAATCGCACTCTACCTCATGGTTTCCATCTTCCCATTCAGCTCTACAATCCTCTACAATTGAGTCGCAATACGGACACTGTTGGGTTTTTAATAGTTCCATCTCTAATTCCCCATTTCCAATCTAATTTTTTCTTGTAATCTCACGAATGTTTCATTGCAAAACCTAACTGCTGCATTAGGATATTTAAACCTCAGAAAACCATCATAAAATTGAATCTTCGTTTCCTCGTAAAACAGAGTGAATGCTGTATCTTCAGAGTAAACGTGAATGTCTTCTTTCAACTTTTCGATAAGCTTCCATTGCTCGCGTGCCTCTTCTTTCGTGAAGTATTCCGATCTACGTTGACTTATCAATTCTTCTTTAATGTATTTAAACGTTTCCTTAACATCAATTACGTTTTCACTTGCTATCTTGCAAAGAATCTGATCAGGACGTCTACTACTCAAGAAATCTTTCATACTCTCGCCTTTCCATGTTTCGAACCAATATGAGAAGTTGCCGAAATCCGTAATCGCCGTGAATATTCCTGTATCATCGAATAAGAAAACTCCCCAACCTTCACCGTCAACAGATGGTATTTTGTACTTTGAAATTTCCATTTTAACTATCCCCTTTTCGATTAAAATAACGCTTTTGTTTAGTTTTATAACGCTCGTTTTTCTCTTAATAATTGAATGTTATTTATAGTGACCGTATGAGCGCCACTTCCTTCTTTCAATATTTCCATTAAGTCTAAAACATCCTTTTTGCTATTTAGTTTTGAACGGCTAACAAACAAATACGTCCCTTCGGAAAATCCATTTCTGAGATGATTAGTGTAAGAAATTAAATACTCAAATCTACGCGGTTTCATTGTTCTCATTTTCATTCACCCATTTCTGTACAAAATTCAAATTTTGTCTTAATATCCGTTATCCTGGCGTTCAAAGTTTTCTTTATTTTTTTCTTTATACACACGTACAATATCCTCATATGTATATCCGTATAAGTAGCAAAGTCGGAAGAAAATACCGAAAGCCTTATGCAAATGTGTTAGAGTTACGTTTAAATCTCTATACTGACACCACGCACGTTTAGCAGTTAAAATATCCTGCATATACCATTCAAACAGCATGTTTACGCTTAATACATTTTTCTTCATAATGTATTGCTCACGAAACATTGCTACGATTCTGCGCTTTAAGGTAAAACGGTCTAATTCAATTACAATGTTCATAAGAAAATGAAATCCATCAACTAATTCCACTAATAATCCATCTTTAGGAGTCCCAAACCCTACACTCCACATTTTGAACGCTCTCGTTTCATTCCACGCCTCGCCAATCTCAACTAACAACGCGCGGAACAACATGTCTAATTTGTCATTACCTTTATAACCAATACGTCTATCAAGTTCCTTTTGCATTTCTATTAATTCACTAATATCAAATGTTTGGTTCGTTTCTTCTTTAGTAATAATATGCAAGTTTGTAGTATGTCTCATTGTGCATACACTCCTTTACGATAATCTTTAATGATGCCACCATTTTCGTTAAAATAAGCAATTTCCCAATACGGATTAAAGCGAAACTTATCCGGATTACCATCTAAAATAACGTACAAATCATTTTTACAATTGCCGACGATCGTCCCCATTCTTCCCTGTACTTCGACACGCATCCCACGTTTTGCAAATGGGATTCTTCTGTAATTACACATTTTCCGGAATGGATTTTCTTGTCCAAAAAGCGTTTTGATATCTACCACTCCCAGGTACTTGCAACTAATGAACCTTTCAAATTGTTCAAATGGCATATCTATAAAGTGCTGCTTTTTAAATTGTTTATAATAGTGATACTTTGCTTTCTCTTCACTTTCTTTGGAAATGATATGATCACATCTCCACTGCGGAAAAACTGTTGAAATATGATACTTGTATGTAGGCGCAGCAGCCATTAGTTTCCCTCCTGACCAACAAAAGAGACTTTTGACCAATCCATTTCTGCTGTTTCTTCTTGATTAATCATCTCCAAAGGCACTTCTAGTAAGAATCGCGCTGTTTTGTTGCAATTCGTGCATTTCACATGAATAGCTTTTTCTTCTGCGCTTACCATGATTCCGCCGATTCCGTTATCCTCAGTCGCGATAATTGGCAATACAGATGTAACTGGACCTTCATTTTCAAATTCTTTCTCAACCAAACTAGCCAGTATATTCATTCCGCATAAGCATTTAATTTCAAATCTCATAGTATTTATCCCCTTTAATTGTTTTATAGTTGTAACTATTAGCAAGACCGTCAATTCTAGCTCGTCCAATTCCCACAATTGACGGTCCCTGAGCCTATAACACTTCAAATCTATTAATCGATTTATTATCTTCTGTTTCTGCAATTGCTTTGTTCACCTGCTGTTTACTTTTGAATCTTATCGAATACCCTAATTGCTATAGCTATAATAAGACTGAATATTACAAAAACAATTAATGTATCCTTATCCATAATGGATTAACCCGCCATATCTTCTGCGAAAAAGTAGATTTCTAGTTCTTTAGGATCTATTTGGAATCTCTCGTCTGAATTGTTAACTAGTACGGCCACAAGTCCCGTTTCTGAATCTTGATGTTGTACAGTTAAAACCCGTTTATCGTTACTAACGAAGTCACCAGGATGGAATTCGTTGTTTCTTCTACCCCTAGCAGCAAATATTCTACGACGCTCTTCCCAATACTGCTCATCCTCTGTTGCTCTGCGACACTCATCAGCAAATTGCCATCCCTTATCTCCTACACTCATAACCGATTCATTACCCCACGTTCCATAGAATGCAATACCGCCATTCTGATCGATAAAAGCAATATCTTCTACCGCTGCAAACATTGTGTAGTCTTTGCCTTCAAACGCTACCCATTCCCCTTTTTCAATAAACGGTGCGATAGTTTCCGTCATATTAATAGTTACTACTGTCATTTTCATATTTAAATCCTCCTTAATTTGTACTAAACCCAAAAATCTACACTTTGTTCAAATTGCACATTCATTTCTGTACGAGCATATTCACGCTCCTTATTTTTGAATTTAACTAACTTATAAAACTCGTATTTACTATATCCACGTACTCTATGAATATGTTGATATTTAAACACTTTAAATTCATTCGCGTATTCACTTGGATTGTTACCCGTTCCACAACCCCAACCTTTTTTTATAAATTGCCCAGGGTTATCACATACTACATAAGCCTCTGCTTTCTCATTAACGACTAAATAGATATCATCCCAATGCTTTAAAGTTTTCAGCCCTATTTTGATTGCTCTTACTGCATCGAGAATACTTTTAAATTCAGCTTCCATAATAATTAACATCCTTCCATTATTTAAGATATTCAGTTACATATTGCGGTTTAAATCCACTATCCAAATAGATTCTTAATTGCTGTGGCTCTTGCGATTCCCTTGCCGCGCAGCAAATCCTCTCTGCGGAATCCCAATGAAAACTTTTGTCTTCGCTTCTCTTATAACGCCATATAGCTGTGACATAATCCATGAACATATCAAAGTGATTATCCTGTTTTGTAGAGCGCGGCAGCTCGTCCGCGCTCCAGACATCACATGGAATAATAGCCATGACATCTACAAAGCTTGACAATCCTCGCCTTTGTTTTACATTCGCCTTCTTTATATCAAAAGGAGAACTTTCTAATATATCTGGTTGTTTTATAGAATCATTCAGTAACAGTGTCAGTTGTTCCGTCATGGTGCTCACCTTCTAACTGCATTTGCAGTGTTGCAGTGAATCCGCGTTCTACTATTGATCCGATAACTGCATTCATCCATAAATGCGTTCCGATCTTCCTTTGTAAGAGTGTTAAAATCGTTAGTATTTCTTTTGTAGATAGCGAGACAAATTCACCTAATTTTTCTTGATTAAATTGCCCACCACGCTTTTCTATGTTTAAAGTAATGCTATTTTCTTTCACATACTGTTCCGCCTTAATTAGATCAAACTGACGAACCTTATCACGTCCATATTTGGTAATTAACGCTTTTAACATATCTACTAAAACATTGACATCTACCACTTTTAATTTGGTTTCCATCTCACCTCGGCAAGATTTACATAACGTTTTTTCGCATCCCTCAATATGCATATTTGTTACATCGGATTCTGGTATTACATCACCGCAAATATCGCACCATTCGCTATTGTCAAACAACGCACTGAACATAAATTTCATCTCCCAACCTTTAATTTTTAATCGTTTATATTTAACGCACTTATTGCATGGCCGCTAGTGCGTTTATGTGTACTAATGTGTTATAATTGCAAATGTAAATTCTTTCTTAACTACCCATCTCGCAAATGGGTATTTTTTTATACACTTTTTTTGATTTCTTCTACTATCTTCGAACTTCCACTAACCTTTTCTAGATGCTTAGCAACCTTCAAAACTTCATTTCTTTCTTTACTTTTATTTTGTTGATCACTCTTCTGCTTTTGCATGTACAGGTCTATAAGTTCCGATTCAATCGCAACTGCTTCACTAGATTGCTTGTCACATAGTGTTTTTAATTCTTGAGCAGCTGTAAACTCACCAGAATTCATTGCTCTTTCACATTGAGAGAGTAATAACTTACGATTCATCATATATTCTCGAAGCTTCCCCTCTAAAAGTTCAGCTCTTTGCACATGCTCAGGAAGCACTCTGTCTCTTATTCCCAATTACATTCACTTCCCGTTCTTGTTTACGGTCATCTTCATCGAGTTTTCGCTCGATGAAGCTACCGCCTTTGTATGCTGCTAATGCTAGTAATCCAAGTCCTAAACCAAAGATACAAACGGCATTGGTACTCTCAACTAAGACAATATCCATTACGCTATGATAAATACCTTTTTAGATTGAATTTCCTCTGCTAATGCAGCAGTTAAATACTCTTTGATGTTATCAATTGCTTCTAGCTTCCATGCGCCACCATCAGCTTCAAATAGAGAACATCTTGGACCATCTTTCATACGGAAAACAAAGTTACTTTCTGGCTGTTCTACCTCAATAAATGTTCGGTACGGCTGTAAAGCTACAGGATTAGGAACTGCTACGTCCGCTGCAAGTTGAGTTCCTGCACGTGCTACAACCATTTGTGAATAACCACTATCACCATAAGATTTAACATTTTCTTCTTTTATATTCCCAACAACTTTTAGCATTACTTCTCGGTCATCATTTAGTACAAAACCCGATTGGAGGCTAATAATAAAATTTTCTACGTCGTGCCAATGGCCAAAATCAAATTCAGGAATAAGTGCTTCTGTTTTTACAAATGTGCTGCGGTTATAGTTCCCATTGATAGCTGTAAAGCAGTTTACTGTAGTAGGGCTTGCAATATGAATCATTAGTTGCTCCTCTACATCAAAATTTGATTTAACATATTCTACTAGTCCAGATAAATTACGTACTAATAATGCTCTTGCTGTTGGTTCTTCAACAACATGTAATGGCTGCGTTGAAAATGTTTGGCCATCAATTTCTTTCGTTTCTGTATTTCCTAATTTCACTAAGTACTGAATTGCCTCTTTAATCATTTTTTATTTCCCCTTTACAATTTATTAGTTAGTTTGTTGCTTACGGAAATCTACAACTTGTCTTTCAGTAGGTGCAGGTGTTGTTTGCTGTTCTTCTACAGGAACTTTCTCACCAACATCAGTAGCTACATCGCCTTCACGATCAATGTACATTTGACCAGGTATACCAGAAGATAACTCTTGGCCAATAACAGTTCCATCTGAATCGCGACCTACAATAAATGTAGAATCAACATCTTTTGAAGGCGCTAATTTTGAAACAGCTTTTACAGAGCAATCCCATAATTCACGCTTTTTATTCCCCTTAAATGTTAGGGTTAAAGTAATTGACCTAGCTTTTGTAGGATCTGTATTAGGATCTACCATGTTTTTCAATACTTTTTGAAACTCTGCATCAAGTTTTTCTGCAACTGCACCTTCTGCTAAACTGTTTATATCAATATTCATTTCTAAAACCTCCCTGTAAACTTATGAAACTTTATCCACTTGGTATTTTATTGCCATCTCTTTTACAACCGCTAAGTAAATTTCAGTTAACCTTTTATCATCATTAATAACGTCTATTTTGGAGACTTTATTAATTTCCGATTTCGTTACACCTTTTAAGGCCATATTTTTACGCTTGTTTTGTACACGGATATTCAAATTTGCTTTAGCCCTACTCTCTAAAATGTCATAGCTTTCATTTTTGATCTTGCTATACATTTCATATCCACCTAATTTCAAAGCGATTTTATTTAAAATAGAGTTTGCATCTTTACGCCATTCCGTAGTATCCAACGCTATAATTTGGCTCATATTATCTACACGAGTATTTGTTTTACTTACCTCAGTTTCTAAATGCGTAATCCTTTGTTCTGCCTGTACTAATTGATTAATTGCTCCTTGTAAAACTTGTAATTCAGTTAAGGGTTTCTGTTGACGAAAACGCTTTTCTACTTCAATAAAATATTTACGAATTGCTCGTCCCATTTCATTGTTTTGTACCATTGCTATTTCTTTAGCTACATCTAAAGTGAGCCAAAACTCAACTTTAGGCCTACCATTTGTTTTTTCCGAAACTGGAAAAAAGTCTTCACCCTCAACAAATCCATATTTTTCAATACGTTCTTGCATCCAAGCAGCAAATACTTTCCCGACCATCATTTGTTCATGGAGTTCACGGGCATTTACAAATTTATCGCCAAGATCATTCCGATATACCGGTAGTATTTCGTTAGCAACGATTTGTAAATGGTTCATAATTTTCACCCCTCAAAAGTTCCTGATTTCCGAACTTGTTGTTAAAAAAATAAATCGTACAAAGTTCGATTTTTACATTACATATTTTCTACTTCTTCATCTGCTTTCATTAAACTATCTATTGGTGTATCTAGAGCTCGTGCAATTGCAGTCAAAGCACTAACTCCTGGTGACCCTGTACCATTAACATATTCTGAAACCGTTGATGGCGCGCGATTTATTGCAGCAGCCAGCTCCGATTGTTTAATCTTTTTATTCCTAAGCATGGTAGACAATCTCTCGTTGTCAAATTTCATTAATTTCACCTCGCTTATCCTTCTCAATTAACATCATACCAAAAAGTTCGGAAAATGGGAACTTTTTTATTCGGAAATTCCAAACTTTTTTTGTTGATTATTACAAAAGTTTGCTTAAACCGAACTTTTGTAATACAATATTGTTGTGATTTTATAATTAGAACGGTAAATTAAGAGACTTTTATATAAAAGGGTGAATTACTTATGCGTGGAGATAGGGTAAAATACGTTCGAAAAATGAGGGGTTGGACGCAAGAACAGTTAGGAGCAGCGGTTAACTTAAAAAAATCCACTATATCCGGTATTGAAAACAATAAAGAAAATCGAAGTGAAAAAGACGTTTCTAAATTTGCAGAAGCTCTTGGATGTACTCCAGATTACTTACTTGGTTTCTCAGATGATCCTAGATTAGACAGTGGACAACATAAAAAATTAAGAAAGAAGTTCGATGAATTATTTCAAGAACTTCAAGATAAGCCAGAACACGAACAAGAAATGTATTTAAGAATGTTCGAAGCAGCTCTTGGTATAGATAAAAAATAAAAAGCGATTGTTAGTAGATACTAGCAATCGCTTTTTTTATTAGACATAATTTCATTTTCTATAGTAACAAATTGTTTTTTTACATTTATATCTTCGTTAAGTTCTCCTAGCACCAATAACTCCCATAGATTGTTTGCTAACTCTTCTTTTGTATTTGATACTTTTTCAGTTGTGAACATTGCATTCATTACTATTCCCCCTAAACACCCTTTTGTAATAAAATGTATTTTTTTCTGTTTTTAATAAGATATTCAAAAACAGAAAGGTCTTTAAACGTACAAATGCGACCGTCTTATATTAGACGATCGCATTACCAACTAATTTATATATAGTTACTTACTTCACCATCCACCTGGATCAGACATATATGTATATACATGGGCAGACGCTTCTTGTTTTGGCTGTTCTTTAGCTAAGTCAGAATGACTTACTAAAAACCCACCTAATACCATCAATACAGGAATAATAGATAAAATCTTTTTCATAAAACCATCACCTGCCTCACACCAGATAAGATAATTATACCATTTATTCAAAGAATCCCCAAGTATTCTTTTGGGATTTGAGCGTAAAATTTATCCCCTTTAGAAATCATAATATCTAAAGCTTCTTTCATTAATGTAATTCTGTCTTCTTCATTATCTTGCGATAAAGCTAAATAGACAGTTTGTATTCCAGATAAAAAACCATTTTTTTCTTTTAACTTCATTAACATTTCTTTACCTTCTTGTTTATAGCCTTGTTTTATCTTTAAAAAGGCAATTTCAGCTTCATCTATTTCAACAATGGAATATAACTCTTTCATGTTATAAATCTTCAAAAATGCTAAATTTTGAAGAATCATTTCTCTTTTCTCTTTAATACCATGAAAATTACCTAAACCACTCAAAGTCTCATATGCCTTAAGAAGATACTGTTTAGATGTGTCATAATGATTTGAATCCAATATATAAGATTCTCCTAATTTAAAGTAAGCAATAGCTTTAGGTAAAATAAAAAATGAATTTTTTTCACATTCATCTAATATGTCATAACATAGCTTACGTGCTTTTTCAATTTCATTATTACGAAGGCTCAATACAGCTTGAGCTTCTTTGTATCTTACACCAAGTGTACTTTGGAAAAAGTTATTGGTAATTGTAAAAATACTCGAATCAATTTCATGCATTTTCTCAGCAATTAATTCATGATTTCCTGATTGATATAATGTCTGACACAGTATTAAATCTACTAATGTTTTCATTTCTGTACATGTTGTTTTTTTATTTTTCTCTCTCATTAGATTATAAAAATTTAATAATTTTATATCTTCAGTAAACCTTTGATGAATAAGTTCATAGATCATTGAAAATTCTTTATTAAGGGATGTACTAGAATTTTTCTCTTCATCCACTAGAATTTTCAACGTGTCAAAATCACCCTTTAAAGTTAAATACTCCATAATTTCACGTTTACTTTTAGGTTTAGGATCAGCAGCTCTCATATACTCACATACAAATTTCTGCTCTGTTTTAGTACCTCGATTTAATAATGATAGCGATTTAGTGAGGTAAGAAAAACGCATTTTTCTTTTACCTTTAAAAATCGCTGTAACACCACTTGGAGAAATCCCCCATGACAAGGCAAGTTGCGTGTTATTAATTCCAGCAGAGTACAATTCTTTCTTTAAAACATTCAGAAAATCGTTCATTTCATTTGTCCTCCTTATGGACAAAAAGACACGTAAACCCCAGTTACATATAAAGGAAAACGCGCCACTATTAATCTAAGATGTGTTATAATTATGTGAGAGATCCGCGACAATGTTCCCTAAGGTGGTAGGGGGCAGTGTAAGAGTGTTCCTAGCACTACTTGCACCGTGGGTCTTTTTTTTGCGTCCGTTTTTTATTGTTTTTATAATACCACAAATTTTCCAATATTCTGTCGTATAATAGTCTGAAAACTATTGAGAAAGTTGGGAAACCGCTATAGAACAACGTTTCTTCTGTTTATCAGAACAAAAAATGCAATAATGCATTTTATCGCTTTTATAAATTATATCAATATTTTACCACATTTACGAACTTTTGTTCTATAAATTTATCAGATGTTTTGTTTAACAACATATTAATCTTATAAGTTTATTTTATAATCGTTTCATTTAAATATATGTAATACTCCCCTCAATTTCGACTATAATTATCGGAGATTAAAGAGGACGGTGTAACCATTGCTAGGAGAACAATTAATGCACTTGCGTAAAAAACAAGGTTTAACGCAAAACGATATTGCTTACCGATTGAATGTAGCGCGTTCTACCTATACAAATTGGGAAGCTGGACGGGCCGAACCTGATCTTAATACCCTGATAGAAATCGCTAATATTTACAATGTATCATTAGATAACTTAGTGGGTAGAAAATATCGAATGCCTCCACAGTTCGAAGTCATTTTAGATCAAATATCCGATTTAGATACAGAACCTAAAAAGAAAGCGCTCAACCTTTTAGTTGAATACACTTACTTAATTAAAAAGTATTTCATGTAGCTGTCACACCTTTCATTTTTATTTGTAAGCGATTTTAAATTTGTAAACGGATAATAACATTGAAACAGTTTAAAAACGATATGTACAACATATGATTTAATTTAAATGTATTTACATTTGAGAGCGCAATGCTCTCTTTTTTACATTTAACTCTAAAAACTGTAACTATTTGGATTATCACATTTGAGTATATAGTACATTCGGAATTTAAAATAGGCTACCGGTAAAATATTCTTACAAAGTCAGAAATTAGTGAAAAACAGACTACTTTTACTATTTTCACTGCATTTATATGAAATATGTAATATTGCATATCCATTAATTGTAATACAAACCATGTTTTACTCGTATCAATCAGCACAAGGAAATGCTATAATCCGCTTTGACTAACTGCTATGAAAGCTCATGCCATTGCTAACGTTTGCAGTTAATCATCCACAGCTAGGGCAAACTCCCTAGATTGCGGGTATGTGCCGCAGCTCTTAACAATTTGTTAGGAGCTTTTTTATTATCTTCGACATAATTCGACAATAATAGCTGATCTGTGTTGTTATTATATAAACATGTATTAAAAGAAAAATTGGGGTGTAAATATGGGATTATTCAGTTCTAAAAATCCAAAAACAATAACTGAAAATAAATTTTCATGGAAAGATAATGTAATAGAGATTAGTGATGATGGTTACTTACAAAGTAGCGGTTTAATTAATATGGTACGTATTCCATTGCGTCATATTGAAACTGTTACCTATTTCATCAACACTCTTAAGCCATCTATAAATGTCGATCTACATATAATCGGCAAAGGAGTTGTATTAGGTACCTTGACTGTCGGTATTGATTTAAAAGACGAAATTCAAGATTGGTTATTAGATAAAATAGAAAAATAATTCACTAATAGGTTGTGGATAACCGTACTTATCCACAAAAAAGACCGTCATTTATTTGACGGTCTTCTCTTTTACTCTTCTTTTTTCAACAAAGTTCTGCTATCATAAAGTGGTAGATATATAAATTGCAAATGTAAATTTTTCATATAAATTTCAAAAAAACAAATAGAAAAACCCCGACAAAATTTTCAAAGGTTCACGTAAGTTTGGCCGCCTACAAAACCGATGGAAATTGGAACGCGAGGTTTGTTTTCACATAGTTATTTGTTATCTCTATGATAGCATAAACTAAAAAAAATGTGAACAACAATCCTCTATTTTCCTATACCCATTTTTGGGCGGGGTGGAAATTGGAGGATTTTTTGTTATGTCAAACTTAACAGAACAAATGGAAGAACAAGAAGTAAGAGAACTTCAACGTGTAGTAATTAAAGAAGAATTAGTTGATTTAACAGGAAAGCATTTCGAAGCAGCACTATTAAACAATTTAATCTTTTGGCACGGAATCACTGAGAAAATGGACCAAAGCCTATTAGTGCAAATTAGCCAGTTAGAAAAACGTGGGGCGAAACAAGGCACTATTAATAAAAAGAAAAAACAAATTCGTGATGGTTGGTTCTTCAAAACGGCTGATGAACTATCAGCGGAATTAATCGGTTGGGGAAGTCCTCAAAAGATTGGTAGAGCATTAAACGAGTTATCCAAAAATGGTTGGATTGAAAAAGGTAATAATCCCGATCCAAAAATGAAATGGGATAGAACAACTTGGTTAAAAGTAAATATCAATAAAATTGCTTCTGATTTATTTAAAATTGGTTATGCATTAGAGGGATATTCATTAGTTCAAGAAACAGAAGAAAGGACCAAAGTGTTTGAATCTAATAGCGCAAAAAACGCATCGTTACGCAAATTCCATTTTGGAATATGCAAATTCCATTTTGGTAGTTCCAAATTCCAAAACGGTAGAACAATACCAGAAGGTTTACTTCAGAAAGTCACTTCATTACCTATTACTGAAGAAGAAGAAGAAATTATAACTAACCCTGTTACTGAATCTATGATTCTTGATTTAATGAATCAAAAAATTGAAGAACGAGAGATTACAAACAAAAAAACTATTAAAGCAATTCATGATGTTGCATCTAAATGTAAAGCGATTGGATCTACAGATTTAACTGCAACTGAAAACTATGTAATAAAAGTTGTGGAAGAAAAGATGTCTAAACTTGGCCAGAAACAGAAAGTTAGAACAGGTAAGGTAAATGTACCAGGGTCTAAATCTGTACGTAGTGAAATGGTTCCTGATTGGGTTAAAGAAGATAGAGAAGAACAAGAAGAACACTCTTATACACCAGAGAAACGAGAATTAAAAAACTGGGATGATTTATCACCAGAATTTAAAAATGCAATTCTTCCATCGATTACGAAAGCAATTAACAATGATAAAGATGATGAAAGTATTTCAGCTGTATTCGGGATTGTTGTTCAAGATATTGCTGCATTACGCAAAACAATAACAGAGGAAAATCAAAAACGTTTAAATGAAATATTAAAAAAACGTAAAGGAGATTGACTACATAGAAGTAATGGCAGTATGAAATTTCACTTACCGTAATAATTTTATACTTTAATAAACTTAGTATTTAGGGGATTTCAACGAATTTTAGGGAGGACAAGCCTATGTCTCCCCTGCTTTGCAATATCCCTTTTTATAGATATTGCGAGGTCATTGTGAAGAAAATGGAATCGCTAAATTATCAGGAATAAAAATAATTGAAGTTTAATAGTATGATTGTGTAGAGTTTTAATATTTTTATTGAAACATAGTTTGTCTGCTGTATAATTAATTTGTAAATAATAAAGTTTTATACAATGAATCTAGAAAGGTTGTGTATTTGGTGAGGAAAGTATTAGTAATCGACCACGGTAACGGCAATATAAAAATGAGAAGTGAAATTTCAAAAGGTGTTTTACCATCTATATTAGCGTTCAAAAGAGATGTAGGAGATTCGTTCCTAAGTAAAAAAGCGCTAAAATTGAATACTTATGAAGTAAATGGAAAGGAATATGTGTGGGGGAAAGATGTAACGAAGGTGAAAGATGTATTCACAACTTTTGGTTTTCAAAATCGTTACACAGAGCCATTATTTAAGGACTTAACTAGTATCGCGTTAGCTGATTTGGCTAAGAAAAGCAATATAACTGCTACTGATGAAGTTGTTGTAATTACGGGTGTTCCTAGTAATGAAATAAATAAAGAGGCAGCTAATCAACTTAAGGAAGCCTTTGAAGGTTTACATGTTGTGAAAATTGACGGTAAAACTGTAAAGGTAAATATCGAAGAAGTAGTTATACTGCCGCAACCGATCGGTACAGTTATGGGGCAATATTTAGATGAAAATGGATATGTAGAAAATGAAAAATATGAAGAAATTCGTGTAGGTGTTATCGATATTGGAACTGGAACTACTGATTTAGACTCAATTAATGCACTACGACGTGAAAACGAGTTTAAATCACTTGAAACTGGAATGAAACACGTTTATCAACTAATCGCAGATTATATTAACAATAAAAACTCTAATGCTAAGGTTGAATATTATCATATAGAACCATTCTTCGAGAAAGGAGAATATAAAATATCAGAACGACACATCATTGATTTTAAGGAAGTTAAAGAACAAGCGGTATTCACAGTGTCAGAAAGAATCAAACAAGGTATCAAAAATGCTTGGGGTACTTTCGATCGTTTTGATGAAATCATTGTTACAGGTGGTGGCGCTGAGTTATTTGCAGCAGATATTCAAAACTTGGTTGGTAGCGTTAAGATTTCTACAAACCCACAGCAAGCAAATGCAGATGGATTTTTCAAATACGGAATGTTCAAAGTGAGTGAAGAAGATGGCGAGTAAAATTTATCAGCTTAGTTATGACGATCAGCTAGATAAAGACATTCATGAGTGGTTGAAAAAAATCCCACGAAGTAGGAAAGCGGAAACTGTACGACATGCTATACGCTACTATATTGCAAGCAATGGTGGCAGTAGTGGTATTCATATGCCAAATGTTTCAGGAGTACCTGTTATGTCCACAGAACCACAAGTTCAAAAAGAAATCCCTAAAAAGAGAAGGCCATCAAAATTACCTACTGATGGGAATTTTAGTTAATAGATGATTATTTAAGAAAAATATAACCTCCCTCCTCTCTTTTAACCATTTTTTCATGGAAGATTGGAATTATGGAAAAGTGTCCCTGAGATAAACAAGAGAGAGGAGGGGATTTTTCGAAAGAGGGGAGCAGCATGAGTAATGTTAACCCTATGTTTGAACCTCGAAAACAATCTACTACAATAACAAACCAACAACCTCGTAAAACTCGATCAGATAAAAAGAAAGATATAAAAATTCCAGTAAATGAAATTCAACGACAGTTAATAAGATCCTCAGCCTTTAAAGAAGGAATAACTACTACACAATATATGTCCAAATTAATCACAGAACATCTCAAAATCGATTATATAAGCGAAATACATGCGTATGAATATAAAGACACCAAAAAGTACATTCACGCAAAATTGGGGCAGGAAATGCACTCTAAGCTTGTCCAATTAGCGATTGAATGGGGAGTTTCGCAACGAGCAGCTGCAACACGTATCCTTTGTTTTGCATTACGCACAATGTGAGGTGACAGCATGTATAGTAAATACGACGTTATGACTAAAGAAATACAACTTATGAGCGCTAACAGTTGGTGGGAACGAACGAAAATTGAATGGACCTTAAAAGAGAAATACCGATTTGAAGTAAAGATGCTCAAAATTTACTTATTCCGGATGAATATTATCATTGAAGATATGGAAGAGGAAGATTACGAGTGTAACGCTAGTGATCTAGCTGAGATACTCGTTGAGGACTTCCTGGAACATATAAGGTCCAAGAATAGTATGGAGCAGTTGTATCAAATCTTAGAGAGCAAGAAACATTATACGGATTATGAATTAGAATTTAATGAAAACGATGAACGATACGGAACAATTGATGTGAAGATTGATAGAAGGACGTTAAGAAGGATTGAAGTATTTTTTTCGGATATGGCTCATACCTTCCCTATGCACGGATATACAGCGGATAAACTAATTAACATTTTGATGTGTGATTATATGAAGCATTACGCTGCAGAGCCTGGAAAGAAGTTATCTTTGTTAAAACGGAGATTTTCATAATGTTTAAGATTCCTATTTTCGGGATGTTTAAAAAATGAAATCTTTGACCACTCTTGTACTAAGAACTTAAAACAGGAGTGATTACAATGAAGTGGCTTATTTCTGGTAAAGGGAGAAAATCGAAGCTCTCCAATTTTCTGGAGAAAAACAAAATTACTCAACAGGAATTAGCGGAAAGAAGCGGAGTAAGTAAATCGACTATTAGTCGTGTATGCCAAGGAGATAAATTTTCTCCAACTATGAAGAATGCACAAAAGATTATAAAAACATTAAAGAAATTAACCAACAAAGATGTACATTATGATGACTTTTGGATGTAACCAAATAAAAAAGGGGTCTACTCATACTTGAGCAGACCCCTTTTCATCTTACTTCACATACACATAGGCTTCACTTGCTGTGATATAGTATGTTTTACCTTTGCTATTGTGTACTTTATATTGTAGTGAACCATTTACATTTACTTTCGCATCAATTGTAAATCCTAATCCTGCATCTACAGAACCAGCCACATCTTTATCCTGCCAAGATGGAGCATCATAGAAACGTAGATTGTTAACTTTTGAAACAACACGCTTTCCAACAATAGAAGAATCTACTGTGCTTTTCTTATTAAACTTTACATAAGATGGATCGTTCTTAATCCACTGATCTCCACCAAGATTTAACCAACCATCCTTTTCCGCCCACACAATATAAGATTCTGGTTTGTTTAGTTGACGAATTT